AACTTCTGCTTTAGGATTACTATCAATAATATTTACACTGTTTTCATATGGCAATAAATTACCTTTTACATTTTGTAAAACACCTACATCAGAATCATCAGACTTTGTTATTATTATGTTCTGAGCGTCTCTATATTGTCCATTAGGTAAAAGTCGATCATCAAGATCTTTGTTCATTTTACCTTGTATGAAATTATTTTTAATCTCAGGCATAATTTATTAATTTTTTATACGTTTACTTTGTCCTCTCATTATTTGAGCCATTTGTTCTAAATTAAGTTTAGATAATCTTAACTTAGCATTTCTCAGTGATGCTCTTCTTTCTTTTTTATATCTATTTACTATATATTCAGGTATATTTCTTTTTGCAGATAATACACCTAAAGCAATGTGCTTATATAAAGCTTCTTCTGCAAATTTATGTACTTTCATTTCAGCATCAGTACCTAAACTATCAGATACGTACTCTAATACTATTATTTTACCAGATAAATCACTACTAAAGTTAAAACTACCAGTTCTTTCGTTTATAGTAAAATAACCGTTTATTTGTTGATGCTCAGGCTCTAAACCATATCTTCTACCACCAATATAACTTAAATACTCATCAGTACCAATATAATAATCATCTTCTGACGCTAAATTACCTGTTATATTGTCAGTATCAAAGTTTTTCCATTTTTCTTCAGTATATGAATCACCTTCAATTACATCACCAGCATCGTCATATATATACTCAAAATCTTCGTCTTGAGCTGGATTTTGTACAGGATTTATAGTTAAAGTTGTTGGATATATAATTCTTTTAACACCATCACTACCTATGTATGTAAGTTTAACGTAACTAACATAATCTTGTGGCATTGCTAATGATAATGAAGGTCCCATCTCAACTTCAATTGATTTTACTGTTCTTAAAACATCATAGCTAAATTCTTGTAAACCACGTTTAGCGTGAAATAATACATCAGATTTAGCAACATGATCTATTAATTTACCATCACCAACATAAGCTATCATAAAGTTATTAACAATGTTTGTTAATGAAGTATATCTGTAGTTACCAAGATTATCGCCTTCGTAATACGCTTGTTCACTAGTTGTTCCTAATAATCCCATTTATATTAATTTTCAAGTTGTGTTTTAATGTTGTCTTCTTGCCTAGCCATTTGTAATACTGATGGATCTTTTATTACAACACCAGCATATTTTAATACGCCTAATACTAGTTCAACTTCTTCTGATGGATGTAGTGTAAAATCAACAGCATTAGCACTGTCAAAAGTTAAAGCACCAGTAGTAGCATCTACAGTATTAGCCCAAACTGGATCGCTTGGTACAGATATATAATCCATTTGCACACTAGATAAACTAGTAGGATTAACTGTTATTGTACTACCTGTTATATAATAAACTGGAAAAGATGTTGATGGAGCGGTTAATGGTGAAGATAATAAAAAGCTTAATTTAGATTTATTTATTCTTTCTATATCAGTTAATCTACTGTCTGTAGATACACTTATAATATTGTAAAATGTAGGTAAAGTTCCTACACCGCTAGTTAATGTTATGCTAGAGCTAGCATAAAAAGGATCGATTTTATCTTGTATTTTTTTTGGTATATCAGCGTATCCAACCCCGCCTCTACCTGCAGTTTGTCTAAATATAGCTCTGTTATAGTCATAAAAAGCTTTATCAAGTAAATCAAGTTGTACTTGTGAACCTATTTTATTAAACTCTCCAGGCGTTAAAAAACCTCTAGACTCTTTGTTAAGTATTGATAATACTTTAGTGTATACATTATCTACTGATATCGCCATTTTATATTTTATTATAATCACAGGCCCTAATTAAAGGGCCGTGATCATTAGTTGTTAGTTTATTCTTTTTTGTATTGATTTATAAACTTCAACACCTTCATCAGTTTTAAGCCATGAAGCAAAAGCGCTATATGGATTTTCATCAAAAGGTACTTCCATTAATTTTCTACCAGTTGAACCCCAAGTAAAGTTTCTTTGATCTTGTGATAAAATTATAACACCCATTTCTTTAGCTTTAATAGCTAAATTTCTAAGCATTACATTTTCATCTTTTACAAGTTCTAAAAATAAAATAGGGTTTGTTCTAGCAAACATAAACACATCTCTTTTTATTTCAGCTGAACTCATTTTATCAACACTAGAACCAAGCTCAACTCTTAATATAGCTTCTGCTTGATCTATTTCTAATTCAACAGCTGTATTTAAAGCTTGCATTTCAACTTCAATACTTACTAAATCTTCTTTTGCTTCAGCAACAGTATCTGTCTCTGCATATATTATATCTTTTTTAGGGTGATATAATGATAATAATTTTTGAAGCGGTTGATTATTTTTTGGTACAAATAAAATACCATTTTCAAAAACAATATGGTCTAATATAGCCGTATTGTCTTGTTCGTCTACAAATATAGATCTTTGATTACTAGCATAACGCATTTCTCTGTTATAACCTTTTTCTTCGTCCCACCATAATAATGGTTTCTTTTTTGTAGACTTTGATTGTAAAACATAAGTTAAAGGCTCACCATCGGTTCGCAAATAATAACTTCTGTCTTTCATCTCCCATTTAGGAGCTACAGGCTCTTGAGCCTTAACTTGTACTGGCTCTTCCACCAATACTTCTTTTTTCTTTTTTGCCATAATATAATATAATTAAATAGTTAAAAATAAACCTAAAGGCGCCTTATAGACGCCTTTGGTTTAATATATATTGCTATTACGCATCAAGCGCAATTGCACAAGCAGTGATATCAGAATCAACGTAAGATGAATTAACATCATCAGCGATTACTACATATCCATTACTTTTAAAACTGTTTCCACTAATTGCATCAGCAATTGATTTGAAAACTTTTAGCTCTTGATCAGCTGTTACAGTTAAAGTAACAACATCAACACTACCAGCTTGTCCATCTCCAAGGCTACCTGGTGCAAACTTAACAAGTATAGTTGCATCAGAAGCTACAGTCATAGACTGAATTTTTGAAACTGGATACATTGCAGCGTCATCAGCAGCGTCAATAAAAATTAAAAATCTTTCTTCCATTTTTTTTGTTTTTTAAGTTTATAGTTTTTGGTTTATTATAAGGCGGCTTTTACACCGCCTTATTATTTAATCTACTATGATTCTTTTAATAGTACAAAGTTATTAGCACCTTGAACAATTAAACATCTTTCAGATAAGTAGTGTACCTCCATGATGTCATCTCCAATATAAGAAGCAGAACCTACAGAACCAGTAACCCAAGACTTCATTCTTCTGTCATCAGTTTGTGAAGCTCTATATCTTACGTGTAAGAAAGGTCTTCTTATGTTTTTACCTAATTGTTGGTCATAAACACTTGAAGTACCAGCAGGAATTAAAGCTCCAGAGATATCTCCGAAACCACCTCTTGCTGCAGCATCATTTAAATATTTCCAGTCAGACTTATAGAAGTCATAAGAACCTCTTCTCAGTCCTGTGAAACCTAAGTTTAACGCCATATCAGCACTGTTTTCAAATACTCCAAAAGAAGCACCAGTGTTATAGTTGGCGTTTAATCCAGCCATCATATCATCAAAAGTAAGGGCTAATGATCTGTTCATGTATAACATGTTTTCTTCAATAGCACCTTGCTTATCAAGATTTTTAAGTACTAAATCAAAGTCAGCTAAAGTAGCTAAATCTTCAAATACATTACCTCTTGATTCTACAGCAGCAAAGAAACCTTCAGAACCGTTAATACCAGACTGTGGAGTACCATCAGCATCAGATACAGAAGTATCTAAGTTACCAGATACTACTTCTTCAGCTTCTAGCATAGCAGTTTCAAGATAATCTTCAAATCTTAATCTAGTTTCACCAGCAGCTTTTAAGTACCAAGAAAAACCTACTTGTCCAGCTTCATCAGTAGTTTCAACCCATCCGATTTGTGCAGTATCAGAACCAAAGATTTTAAAGTGATCTTTAATAATAATTGGTCTGTTGTTATACTGTTGGAACTGAGGCTTAAGTTCACCTGACATAGATGCAGTACCTTTAGCAAATTCAGAACCATATACAAACACATTGATAGCACCACCATCAGATACAACAGTTGTTAATGCTGATTGCTTATAACTTTTAACTGTAAAAGTTTGACCTGACACAGCAGATACGTAACATTTTAAAGTTTTAAGTCCACTAGCATTATCAGTAATAATAACAGTGTTTCCAACTCTTACAGCGTTTGTATAGTTAGAACCTAAAGTTACTACACCTGTTCCAGTAGCTAATACTACTGAATCATTACCTGATCCGTTTTTGTAAGCGATGTGAAGTCTATTTTGCTCAGACCAAATAACTTGATCAGAACTCATAGGCATCTCAGCACCTACCATTTGTAAAAATCCACTAATTGTACGGTTTCCGTATCTTTCAACTTCTTGCTCATACAACTCTGGTAGATATTGTTGTGCCCAGCCTGCAGTAGTAGAACTAGTAAAATCAATATAGTTAGTATCGCTAACTGTAGGAGTAGGCATTGGTTTTAGTGAAAATGATCCACCTAAACCTAAAGACGTATTAAATCCCATTTTGTTTAAATTTTAAGTTGTTATTTTCTAATTTTAAATTTCAACCTAGAACTATCGTCACCGCTTAAAACTTTTACTTTAAAACCACCAGCATCTACAACAGGCGCAACTGATCTTGGAGACATATCAATGTTTTTAGCTTTCATTGTAGTTTCTTTTATAGCATCAGCTTTGCCTTGATCATAAAAATGCTTAACAATTTTATCTATGTTTTTAGCAGCGTATAAAGCTTTGTGGTAACCTTTAGCATCTTTCATCATATTATTTTCGTCAACGTACTCCGATACGAAATTTAAAATATCACTTTGATACTGTCTAGTATTTTGCACATCATTAACTTTAAACCTATACGTCTTTTCGCCTACGTTAAAATCAAAACCTTTGAAATTTTGGTTAAAAACATTGTCGGTTACTTTTTTAAAGTGATCTGCACTAGCTTTTTGTGACTTACTTAAAGCTTGTTGCTCTTGGTTATATTTATTGTAAAAACTAATAGCTTCTTGTTGATCTGCAGTCAATTTAGAACCCAACTTGACTTCTTTATAGTATTGATCTTTTAAACCAGTAAGATGCTTTTTAGCTCTTGCAATTTCTTCTTTGAAAGCCAATTTTTTCTTTTTAATATCTCTTGGCTCATCAATTTCCTCATCAAACTGAAAGTTATCTTCAATTAAGAAGTTTATTTCTTCCATGTTTAAATGTGGTTTAGTCGTTTTATAATACTCTAATAATAAAGTATTGTTATCAATATTTGAATAATCAGCATTTAACCTAACATAATCTTCTAAACTTCCACCTGTTTCTTCCATAAACTTAACTAAATCTTGTAAGTTTTCTGGTACTTGAACTTGTGGCTCAACTTGTTGTTGCTCAACTACTGGCTCTTCAATTATTGTTTGTGCTTCAACTTTTTCAGTTTCAGCTATTTCTTCTGCAGTAACTTCTTCTAAAACTACTTCTTCTTTCGTCTCACTCTGCTCGGTAATCTCTTCAACTTGCTCTTCTTTGTTTTCTTCAGAAACTTCTTCGCTAGTGTTGGATTCGTCGCGAACAGGTACCTCATCTGCGCTTTGCTCTTCAGTGGACTCATTTTCTTGAAATTGTTTTAATTTTCCTAAATCTAATTTTACGTTACCATCTTTTGAAACTTCTTTATAAGATATTTCTTCTTTAACAGTTTCAACTTGTTGTTCAACAGGTTCTTGTTTTGTTTCTACCTCTTGAATAACGTCTTCTTGTTTTTCAGTGTTTTCCATGATATAATATTATATAATTAGTAAATTACCTAGGTTCAAATTGTTCTAGGCCAAAACCGTCTAAGTTGTCAAATCCAGCTGATTCAAAACTTTTAGGTCCTGTGTCTTTTTTTCTTTGATCAATTAACTCGCTTTGTTGAGTTGCTTGTATCTTAGTTCTTTCGTCTTTACGATCTTCTTTTTGTTTATCTCTTTCTTTTATGCTTTGAACTTCTGCTTGTCTTAATCTTAAATTCATTTGAAACTCTAACTCCATTAGCTCTTTTTTAATAGCAGCTTCTCTTTCCATTTTTTGTATTTCAAACTGAGACTTTGATTGTTCTATTTGTACTTTTGATTGAGTTAAAGCTTGTTGTTTTTGCATTTCAGCAGCAGCTGATCTTTCTGATGCAGCGGCATTAGCTTCAGCCTGTACTCTTATATTTCTTTCTTTAAATGCTTGATCGTTAACTTGTTTTTTAACTCTCCTTATTTTTAATAATTGATTAGCTAGTTTTAAATTTTTAACTTCACGTATATCAATAGCATCATCTAAATTTATTTGTTGACTTTGTAAAGCAACTTGTATATTGTTTTCAAGTCTTTGTTTTTCTTCTTCATCAGGTGCTAATTCTAAAAATATACCAAAATCATGTAAATGTAGATTAGCCATTTCCTCTAATGTAGATACATTAAACTTACCTAATGATTTTATAAATGACTCTCTAGTTGGTGAGTACTCTATAACATCAGATACTCTCATTGATATACACTCAGCCATTGATAAAGTTAAATATAAACTAGAACTTAACACGTGTCTAGTAGCCGTATTACTATTTGCAGCCGCTAGTTTTTGTAAACCAACTAAAGCATTACTATCAGGCATGCTACCATCTCTTGCTTCATTTAATCCTGTTACATCACGCATCATTT